CGGTGAGGACCACCGGGCTGCCGAGGAAGGTGAGGCCCATGCCAGCCGACAGGCCAACCGAACCGCCCTGGTTCAGATCGAGAGCCTGCATGCAGGTCGCGAAGAAGAACGGGCTGCAATACCACTTGGCACCGGCCCGGCTGTGCTGCGGAACCGCAGCCATCATCGCGAGCAAGTTCGCCTTGGTCACCTCGTCCGGCGTGTCACCGGCAGCCGTCACGAGCGACGCCGCATAGGTGGCAGCCGAGGAGGCCAGAAGGCCGCCCGTGTGGCTGGTCACGAGTCCCGCCACGCCGGGGGCGTTGGACGGGTTGCCCGAGAACGCAGCCGACTCGATGGCGTTGGCGAGCGACAGGCCGAGTTCGGCCGCCACCCAGTCACCGATCGAGATGACCGAATCGGCCAGAAGCTCGTTCGCCACAATCGTGGCGGCCGTCACCTTCTTGGCCGTCAGCGTCACCTGGCTGATCGTCGGATCGGCGGCGGTGATCGCCACGTTCTCGTCCTGCCACTGGCTCGTCGCACCGCCCGTGCGGCGGGGGAACAGCAGCACGTCGCTCGGCATCTGCACGTTCTGTGCGTTCTGCACGAAAGCCGAGTACTGGTCCACGAGCCGGATCACGGTCGAGGAGAGAACGTCGGCCACGGTCGCGGCACCGGTGGTCGAGCCGGTCGAACCGAGAGCGCGGGTATCGATGCCCGCATCGTCGCACCACCGCTTGGCCTCGGCATCGCCCCGGCGGGCCTTGATGAACATGCCGAACCGGTAGGCGTCCTCGGCCTTCTCGAACGCACGCAGGCGGCCCGCGAACGGGACGGCCTCGATGCGGACGGCCTTCTCCTCGGCGCGAACCTCGGGGGCCGGGGTGCAGCGATCCACCACCGACCGCAGGTTCTTGGCCGACTCAACGACCGACTTCTCGAAGTCGATCTTCTTGGCGAGATCACCGGCCCGCTTGTTCAGCGTTTCCAGTTCGAGGTCGCGCTCGGCAATCTTGTCGTCGTCGCCTTCGATGGCGCGAACTGCGTCGATCCGGTTGGCGAGGGTAACCGCCTCGTCCTGAAGCTTCTTGAGGTTGTCCACTGTGGTGAATCTCCTGGCGGCGGTATTGCCGTGGAGTCCACAGTGCCACTATGGGCGGGGTGCCTTGCAGTTAGACGGGCGCGCGGGCGTTCTACCGTAGAACACGCCGGAACACGGCGTCGGCCTTCACAACGCATTTACAGCGGGCTCCGCACTTGCGGCACTGCATGTACCGCAGCTGCTGCTCGCCCACGGCGCGGCTGCTGATCGTCCGCAGTTTGTCGCCGCACTTGCACTGCCGCTTGTCACCAGACATTCCGCAACCTCAATGACCATGCGGCAGCGGCAGCGTTAATGCCCCTGCTTTTTGCCACCCACTCGGCAAGTGCCTTGCGGTCTTCGGCTCGCTCTTCGATGGCAGGCGTTTCCTGCGATGCCAGCCACGCCTCGTAAGACCGCATGGCAACAGAAGCAGAGGTGGCGGGGTACGCGGGCACGAGCACCGGCCCCACGTCATACAGCCCGCTCACCTCGCGGATTTGGCGGACGGCCTTCCCGTCCTCGCCCTGGCGGAAGCCTTCGCCGCTCTTGTCCACCGTGAAGGCGAACGACGAGCCGCGCACGTCGCGGCGCTGGATCAACTCCATCACGTCGGCCCGGCTCACGGGCGGCGTCACGACGTACCGCAGCCCCTTCTCGTCTGACGAGAGTTCGAGCGTGCCGCTCGACGTGCGGCCCAAAACGATGTTGCTGTCGTGGTTGAACAGGGCCACCACGTCGCTCTTGCCCCGCTGGCGGTTCAGAATCTTGTCGAACGCCCCTGGCAGGATTTCCTCGCGGAACCCGCCGAGGTCGAGAGAAAGCCGGTTGTAGACGGCGGCGTAGCCGATGATGGCGGCCCGGCCATCAGCCCGGCTCTCGACGACCAGCTCGTTCTCTTCCTCGAAGGCAAAGTCGCGGCGTTCAATTTCCATCGGTGGAATCCTCCTGTTCGGCTTCATCCTCGGCGTCGTCGGCCGGGCTGTCTTCTTCCTCGACGGGCGGCGCTGGCATCGGCTCCGGTGCCGGTGGCTCCTGGCCAACCTTGTCGAGCGTGGTCATGTTGAGTTGCACGAAGTGGCGGTCGCCGTCCGGCCCGATCGGGTTCAGGTTTTCCAGTTCCCGAATCTCGTTGATCGTCATCCACCCGTTTTGCAGGGCGCTGACGTAGTAGGCCGACCGGCTCGCGTGGTCGCCACGGAGCAGGCCCGAGACGCTGTGCTCCGCGAAGTAGGTCTCGTCATCCACGATGAGGTCGCGGGAGATCGCCGCCTCCCACCGCTTCAGGTGCGGCAGCAGGCAATGCTGCACGAACTCGGTTCCCTGCACTTCGATGTTCGAGTAGGTCGAGCGGGTGAGATCCTGAATCATGTGCGGCGGCACGCGGAACGCCCGGCAGATTTCGATCACTTGGTACTGCCGCGTTTCGAGGAACTGGGCCGCCTCGTTTGAGCCGCTGAGTTCGTGAGCCTTCACGCCGTTCGGCAGGACGGCCGTGCGGAACGCCCGATCTGCGCCACGGTGCATCCGCTCCCACTGCTCGCGGAGCCGCTCGGCGGCCTCCACCGGAATCGGGTTGTCGCTCTCCAGCACGATGCCGGGCCGGGCACCGTTGCCGAAGTAGGTGGACCCGTGGGCCTCCAACGCCTGGGCCAGCCCGATGGCGTTCTGAAAGATCTTGTATGTGGGGATCGCCCGAATGCCGTCTTCCGTCGTGAACCGCAGGGCGAAGATCTGCTCCTGCGAATACACGGTCACCTTGCCGTTCGGCTCGCGGTACAGATACCGCAGGCGGCCATCCTCCAGCCGCTCGACCTCCATCCGCGACGAGTGCAGCGGCCACAGTTCCGACACGGCACCTCGAGCACCGGGGCGGATCTCGGCGTAGGACGCACCGTAATGCAAATACATTCCGGTCATCCAATCGCGGAACTCCTGCGCCGTCTGCCAAGGGTTCGGCTGCTGGTGCAGGAGTCGATAGACAGGATGCTGCGGAGCCTTCGCCTTGCCGCCGTTTGCCATCCGCTCGTAGACGTGGAGCGGCAAAGCGGAGACGGCATCCGAGATCACACGGATGCAGGCCGTGTAGGCCGAGCAGGCCATGCTGTTGTCGGCGTTGACGCGGATGCCCGAGGGCGTGCGGCTCGACGAAACCTCGGGCCAGTCGATGCCACGCAGGTCGAACATCTTGAAGTCGGCGGCGGCGTTTTCGCTCATAACGAGATGATGTCCCAGGATTGTTCGGGTGGCGGGGCCGTGGCCGTCGCGTGAATGCCGAGGGCCATCGTCAACGCCACGATGCCGTCGATGCGTTCGTTCGATTTCGCCTTGCTGGGCTTAATGTTTCCGGCGTGGTCCTGCTGGATTGCCACGTTCGACGCCTGCCACGCCAAGACGGGATGCCCGCCGTGGTGCAGTCGCCCCGCCACGACGGCCGCCTCAAGCGCCTTCGCGGGGGAACTCATCGAACCGTAGCCCTGCCCAAAACCTAAGACATTTACGCCATCGCCTTGCAGTTGCTGGGTGAGCTGAGTCGCATTCCAGCGATCCACGGCCACCTGCCGGACGTTGTATTTCTTCGTCAGAGCCATGATGTCGGCCCGCACTTGATCGAAGTCGGTGACGTTGCCGTGCGTCAGGTGCAACTTCCCCTCCTTCGCCCACTGGTCGTAGGGCACGCGGTCCCGCTTCACGCGCTCCCGCATGTTGTCCTCGGGAATCCAGAAGTGCGGTTCGACCCAGAAGGTGCCGTCGTCCAACTGGAACAGCAGGCAGAAGCAGGTGGTGTCGAACGTGCTGGCGAGATCGAGGCCCGCGAAACACTCCCGGCCGTCGAGCATCACCGGGCAGGGCTTGTTGCCCTGTGCCCAGTGCTCCATTCGCAGCCAGCGCGTATCCTGCTCGGTCCACTGGTTCAGGTGCAGCCGCCGGAAGGTGTTCTCCTCGCTCGGCATATCCTGGGCACGCTTGCACCGTACCCGCAGGTCGTCGAGTTTCACGCTCACGCCAAGGTTCGGGTTCGCCTTCCGCCAGGTCTCTTCCTTCGTCCAATCGTCTTCGGGATCGGCAGCGTAGATCGCAGGCAGGAAGGTCTCGTCTTTGATCGCCCCGTCACGCACGGCCAGGGCATAACGCCAGATTTCCCAGCAGATGCTCTTGCGGTCGAAGCCCGCCGTGGTGATCGCCACGCACAACGGCTGCCGCCGGGCTCCCGTGCTCGTGGTCATCACGTCCCACAGTTCCCGGTCGGGCTGGGCGTGGAGCTCGTCGAAGATAATCCCGTGAGCGTTCAGGCCGTGCTTCGTGAACGCCTCGGCCGAAAGTGCCTTGTACGTTGAATGCGTGTCTTCCCGCACGATCGAATTGCGAAACACCCGCAGGCGGCTCCGCAGCTTGGGGGAGTTCTCCACGCACACCTTCGCCATCTCGAAGACGAGCCGGGCCTGGTCGCGATCAGCGGCACACGAGTAGATTTCGGCACCTGGCTCCCCGTCGAACATCAACTTCAGGGCGATCCCGGCACACAGGGTGCTCTTGCCGTTCTTGCGGGGGATCGCCAGCAGGCTCGTGCGGTACTGCCGCACATCGTTTTTCATCGTGCCGAATAACC